TCATCGATGGACTTGCAGGACAAAGTATCTATAGCTATGAATGCAATCTCGCATTAAACGTCGCTGATAATGTCAACACAAACGTCGATTTCAACTTTACATTTCAAACTGCATAAGTGCGACTTTAGGCGCGCCCACCGCAGGCGTAATGGACTGGCGAACTACCCTTAAGTACAGCAGTGATGGCCACACGAAAAATGTGGCCATTTTTTTATCTGTATAATTCACGCATGACAAAATTTAAAGAACCGGCACAATTACACAATCACAGTAAATATTCCCTATTAGATGCAGTTCCATCGCCAGAAGAATGGGTTGGATGGTGTCTAGAGACTGGAACTCCAGCATTGGCAGTTACAGATCATGGGACGGCGATCTCTCTCTATGATGCCTTGAAGACAAAAGATTTCATCAAGAACTATAACAAGGAACACAATACGACGCATCCGCTGGATGCTGTTCACCTTATTCCTGGTGTTGAGCTTTATGTCAAGTTGAATGCTGAGGATAAATCACATTACCACATAACAGCATGGGCAGTGAACAACGAAGGCTACCATAACCTTATGAAGTTAGCCTCAATAGCATACAACGATACCGTCTCGTACTACGGTTCTATCAAAGGACGGGTTACGTTCGATCAGATCCAGCAGTATAGGGTAGGACTTAAGTTTGGTACCGCCTGTATAGCAAGTCCTATGGGGAAGGCTATCATCAACGATAAGTGGGACGAAGCTGAGACCATCTTCTTAAAATACAAGGAGATGTTCGGCGATGATCTTTACATAGAGTTTCACCCCAACGATCTGACGCAGGATTTCAACAAGGAGATCGGTGGCTTTACCCCTTTTAAGCCTGACACCGCTTCACCAGACGGTAATAAACAAAAAGGTTATAACCGCTTCCTGATGGAGATGGTCAAGAAACATGGTGGCAAATGCATACCTGCAACCGATGCCCACTTCATAGCTCCTGAGGATAAGATTATCCAGGATTGTCTGCTGAAGAACGGCAACTCAAACGGTTGGTTCTTTGCAGAGTCTTATCATGCTATGAGAGCAGATGAGATATATGAAAGGTTAAGCGTTCATCTTGGGGAGTGGCTCACAGAAGAACGCTTCAACGAGTGGATCGATAACACGTACGAGGTTGCTGAGGGTGCTCACACGATCAACATAAAGTTTGAGTATCACCTACCGAAAGTAAATATCCCAGAGAACATTCAGGTTAAGGTGTCTGACTATGATAAGCAGACCTACTACTACATGATGGAGCTTATCAAGACCCACGGTCGCTGGAACGACGATCCAGTTTACGTAGCTAGGTTCAAGCGAGAGCTTGATGTCATCATGAAGAACGAGAGGTTGAACTTCATACCCTACTTCTTGGTGTATGAAGATATAGGTCGCTTTGCGCGGTCTCAAGGAATCCTACAGAACATCGCTCGTGGATCGGCCGGTGGATCACTTTTGAGCTACTACCTAAAGATCATCCATGTTGATCCTATCAAGGCAAACCTTCCTTTCGAGCGCTTTTTGTCCCATGCCAGGATAAGGGCCGGATCATTCCCTGACATCGACGCTGATATAGGTGATCGCGCGAGATCGCTCATCATGAATTATCTTCGTGAAAAGTACGGTTTAGGGTTTGCACAGATAGCAACGTTCCAAAAGATGAAGACAAAGAACGCTATCAAGGATGCGATGTTTGCCATCTACGGACGCAACAGGAACGACCCAGAGGTTGATGCTATATGTAAACTCATCCCTGACTCAGGTCAGGGTCTTGATGAATATGACTTCTTATATGGATACACAGATCAAGAGGGTAACTACAACTCTGGTCAGGTAGAAGTTGTTCCTCAGCTGGTAAATTTCTTCGAGACATATCCAGACGTCGAGAAGATGGTTAAAAAACTTATCGGCACCATCCGCGGTTGGTCGCGGCACGCATCTGCTTTTGTCATATCAACCTTAGATCTTTCTGCCGACCGTGTTCCTACTATGGTTATGCACGACAAGGAACTAGGTGATATCACCTGCACTCAGTATGATGCTTCGATGGTGGAGAAATGCGGCCTTGTTAAGGCTGATATTTTGGGGATCAAGACGCTCACTGCTGTATCTGACTGTGTTAGGTTGGTGAAAGAAAACAACGGAGTGGACTATCTAGAGGAACTGGACGGTGTTCCTTACATCTACAGGTTACCTGAAGATTCAGGAGTTTACACAGACTTCTACAACAAAGATACAGACTCATCGTTTCAGTTCAACACCGAGCTGATCAAGGGGTATATCCAGGAGTTCTGTCCGTTGCAGCGCAGCGATCTGTCAGCTATGACAGCTATGTGTCGTCCTGGTACCTTAGATGCCCCTCTCTACAACACTACTGCAGCACAATACTACATGGATGCTCGTAACGGGAAGGTTGAGGTTGAGTACCTACATCCAGATCTAGAACCTATCTTGAAAGCTAGCAACGGCGTCTTTGTCTATCAAGAAGAGGTCATGCGCTTTCTTGTTGAGATCGTTGGATATACTTGGGAAGAATCAGACATCATCAGGGGTGCTATCGCTAAGAAGAAGCATGAGGTTATCATGGCAACCTTCGATAAGATCCGTAAGTCATGCCGAGAGCGAGGCTGGACTGAGGAAGCGATCGAAACGGTTTGTCATCAGATCCAAGCGTTTGCTCGCTACTCGTTCAACAAGTCGCACTCTTATGCATATGCTGAACTTGGTTATATCACCATGTATCTAAAGCATCACCATCCGTTGGAATGGTGGGCAAGTATCTTAAACTTGTCGTTGGACGATGAGGTCAAGATGCGCAAGTACATATCAAAGCTGGGTAGCATAGTTGTCCCGCCATCGCTGAAGTACCCAACTAACGCCTTCGTCGTTCGTCAGATAGACGGCGTCCAACACATCATAACTCCTTTATCAGCTATCAAAGGGGTCGGACCAGCGGTTGTTAGAGAGCTTTGCTCAAAGGGACCGTTCCCATCGTTGGAAGATTTCGTTAAGAGGATAGACCACGCTAAGGTAAACTCAGGCGGTATCTCATACCTGATCAAAGGTAGAGCAGCCGACGACATGATGGATCTATCTGTTGCAGACTATCCAGAGCGTAGGAAGAGGTTCATTGAACAATATACCCTCCTCAGGGGTAAGAAGATAAAGCTACAACCTGAGATCTTTGACTTTGATCCGCTCTCTATCTTTCTCATGGAGAAGGAGTTTAACCATGCGTTCAACAAGCACCTACTTTCTGATGATGCTATCATTCAGGTGTTGAAGAAAAAATGGCCAGCTCTTGTTGATAACTCTAACAGAGCTATCCCGTTGTTCATGAAAGATATCCCCGTTATAGCTAACATCCAGGTAGCTGAATATCTTATCAAGAAGAAGCACAGTCAAGAGGTTGGGATGATATTGCTCTACGAATCGTCTAAGTTTGATCAGGGGATATCTAAGAAAAGTGGCAGACCTTGGTCTAAGGTTTCTATCTACCTATCCGATGGGTATTCCACCATCGAGTGCACGGATTGGGATCGTAAGGCTGCGCTTGGCTGGAAAAAGAACTGCATCGTTTACATTCGAGGTACATTGAAACCCGGGTGGAAAACTCCAGTAAATATGGTGATCAACGAGATCGAACGCATTGAATAATCAAATTATGTATCATACAATTACAAAAGGGAGTGTGACATGGCAAAATTTATCGTAGTTAAAGAGATTCCGAAGAATCTTGGTAAGGGTGAGATCGTCATCGATCAGCCAACGTTTTTGGATCAGATCAGGGAAAATGCTAAGAAGGCTCCGAGGGTGAAGCAAACCGCTATCAACCATCTTCGCGAGGTCATCAACGCGATAGGTGTTAAGTTTGACCCTGAGCTCAATGTTTTCAAGTTTAAGCTTGTCAACTATGAGGGGTTACCGTACAAGGATGAGATCGAGTTCAGCAAGATCTTAAACCGCATCCTTAGGACTGAGTACCCACAGATCTTTGAAAAATACCTAGAGTATCAGCTTAAGAATCGTCCGATGGGAACTAAGTTAGTTTACTACATCGGTGACTTTGGATCTACAGGTCCATTCTACAGTGCAGGTCTAGACCTACTTGAGGAGAAAGACCTGGAGTCTTATCTTACCGGCACGCCTAAAAAGACGGTGGGAAAACCGGCTGTAACAAATAAAGAGGCAGCAGAACCAACAAAAAACAATTAACCATAATATATGGTATAATATTTTTACGCCATAAAATGGTGTAACAATAACCTTTGGAGAATTCTATGAATCAAAACACGAAGATCAAACTCAACCTCGATTCCCTAAAATCCCGCAGAGAATGGAAAAGGCATAAAGTGAAAGATGGACACAACATCTTCCGCATCCTTCCACCTTTTGGCGAGGCATCCAATGGGTATCCTTACCGCAAATGGCAGATCATCTGGGGCTTAACTGACCCTGAGTCTGGTCGCGCTCGCCCATTTGCTTCCTCGATGACATCAGAGAAACGCTGTCCTGTGACAGAGTTTGTCGACTGCTTGAAGGAACGTGCTGACAACATGAAGGCTCAGCTTCAGACGATGGGCTGGGGTGATGAGGAGATCAACGCTCGCATGAAGGATTTCAACGAGCTCATCAGCAACCTAAAACCTAAAACTGTGTACATCTACAACGCAGCAGATAAGTCTGGCGATGTAGGTCTTCTTGAGCTCAAGTCAACAGCCCATAAGGCTATGAAAAGAGAGATGAATCAGTACATCCAAGACTACAACCAAGACCCAACTTCACTAGCAAGTGAGGATGATAATTCCGGTGTTTGGTTCGACGTCACGCGCGAAGGGCTTGGTCGCGACACGGAGTATGACGTTAAGAAATGTCAGACCAAAGTAAAAGGTGCTACAGGTAAGGTATCTTTTGAGGATGACAGGGCAGCATTACCAGAAGCTGTTGTAGAAAACTACGACAACCTGGCATACGATCTGTCGGCTGTATATCAGATCAAAACGTTCGACGAGCTTCAAACAGTTCTCGAATACAACCTTCCAGGCATCATCGAGTTAGTACCAGATGCTGATCTCAGTCAAGAACCTGTTCTTGAGAAACCTGCAGCTCCAGCACCAAAAGTTCAGGTTGCTAGATCTACTGCACCAGCGCAAGCTGCACGACCTGCGGCTAAGGTTCAGGTTAAGATAGATGACCCAACTGATGAAGAAGCAGCTGAAGTTGTCGTACCAAAACCAGCGCCAAAAGCAACAACCATGCGAGCAGCACCTGCTAAACAGGCGCCAGTTACTATGGACGATGCTTTTATGGCTGAAGCGGACGCAATCTTAAACGACAGGTAAAAACGATGAGTGATCTAACTACCCAAAAGGTAGATATCACGCGTCTAGCCCACTACGTCAACAAGATCCAGGAGCTTTCATCTATAAACAAGATGATGGCTCCTGTTTATCTTCAAGACTTTATCATGGGTCAAGACGTCGCTGCTAATCTACTTGCAAAAGCGATACAGGCTGACTCAAAGACGAAAGCTAAGCTAGAGTTTGCTGAATCTCAAGCTTATCTAGAAAGAGCAGCAGACTATCTTAATTCAAAGGGTATCAAGGATACCAGCGAAGCAAGAAAACAATACGTCAACATTGATCCTGATGTCGTTAAGGCAAAAGATGATCATGCTATGACCGAAGCTCTTGTTTCTTTATTGAAGAGTAAGCTGTCGCAGCTTCGTCAAGCGCACGATGATTTAAAGAAGATAGCTTATGGTGACCAAAATATGACTCCCTATGAGGGCATGTAACAATACAGGAGAAACTATGAAAACATTAAAACACAGACGGTTCAAAAGAAGTTCAACAGAGGGTATCACGATCTACACCAAAGATTTAGGTAGAGGACAACTACAGAATGGACAGATCGTAACGTTGTTCTATGACGGCGGGTATATTGCTACAGGAAAGGTCAGCAGAGATGGGACGACACTTTATATCTCTAAGAAAAATTTCACCTTAGGTTGGAAAAAGACGCCATACTGCGGTCGTCCTAGGAACCTTAAGGTTGTTAAGATCTCGATCTCGAAAACTAGGGAGTAATTATGTCTAAGTGGCTTTCAAGGTTAACAAGTGACTTCGGCAAGCTTGCTGAAGATTTAAACGCAGATATATTACCGGTTCAACCAACCC